TAAAGGAAAAGAAATTATAGATTATAGAGAATTTTTTGATAAAGAAATGATAGAAATGATTTATAGTAAAGACATTTATATATTTAAAAAATTCAAATACGATATAGAGAGTTATTTTAAATGATAAGTATTGGATTACACGATCCTAAAAAAGAATTAAATTTAGGAAGTTATAGAATTTATATCAATGATTTAAATTATTACTTTACTCAAAACAATATAAACTCTAAAATTGGAGATGAAACTTCTGATGTTCTCATTTATTCAAAGTCTAGTTTTCCTAAAAAAATATATGGAAAGTTGATAGGGACTGTAAATCCAAACTCTGATGATATAAAAAAATTAAAAAGTTGTGATTTTGCAATAGTTGGATCTGTAGAAGAAAAAGAAAGTATAATATCTCATATACGTAATGTATTTGTGTTTCCACAGATAGAAAAAATGTATATGAACGTAACTCCAAAAGTTCATTTAGAAAAAGATGAAATCGTTATTGGATATCATGGAAATCCAAATCACCTAAATCACCTAGATCTTGGGTTAACAAATGCTCTTTCTAGATTATATAAAACTCATAAAATAAAACTATTAGTAATCAAAAGTTCTATAAGTCCTATATCTGATTGGATTGGGGAAAAACCAAATATTCCAATAGAATATGTTGATTGGGAGTTATCAACAATTAGTAATAATATTAAACGATTTGATATTGGAATTGTTCCAAATATCTGTCAATATAAAAATGGAAATTTTAAAGATCAGAACATAAAAACTGGTATTTATGGAACTGATATTAATATTAGATTTAAAAATAAATCTAATATTGGTAGATCTCTTGTTTTGATCCAGCATGGAATACCAGTTGTTGCTGATATTACTCCATGCAATATGAGTTTATTTGCAAATCCAGATAATGGATATGCGGTTTTAACTGAAGAAGGTTGGTATAATGCATTATTGGATTTGTGTGATTATAATAAAAGAAATCAAATATCTCAAAATGCTTTTAATGAATATAAATTGCAGTATGATCCATTAAAGTGGTCATATAAATTATACAAAAATATTGAAAAATTGTACTATGAAAGATTTAACTAAAGGAGTTTTATACATTGCATTTAATGATGTATTTGTAAAAGAATGTTTATTATCAATAGAGTCATTTAAAAGGTATCATCCAGATATACCCATCGCTTTATTTACGGATCAAAAAGTTGAAAATTCAAATATTGATATTTTAGAAATAATAAATCCAAAACATATAAGAAGTAAAGTCGATTATATTGGACAATCTCCATTTGAAAAAACTCTATATTTGGATTCTGATACGGTAATTGTTCATGATGTTTCAGATATGTTTGAAATTCTTGATAGGTTTGATGTTGGAATTACACATGATTATGCAAGGAAGAGACAAAATTATTGTCACATAAAAGAATATTCTGACATACCATATTCTTTTTCCGAAGTTAATGGTGGAATCATGGCATTTAATAATTCTGATAGAACTAAAGAATTCTTAAAATTGTGGAATCAAAAGTTTTACTCTTATAAAGAGCAGACAAATGGATGGGATCAACCGACACTAAGAATATCATTATGGCAGAGTAATGTTAAAATTCATCATTTCCCTCCAGAATATAATATTCGACCAAAGCATGTTAGAGAAAAAGTTAGAAATAATAAGCATACTTTGGGAAAATCGCATTTAAGTCCTAGAATTTATCATGCACATTATTCTCATGATGTTCATTCTGGAAAATATGAAATTGATAGTTTAGAGCAATTAGAGAAAATTGTGAAAGAAAAATCTTTGGAGTATTGATGATGAAAAAAATTACAATTAATCTTTCATTTTATAATCAAAATGAAATCCTAAAAAAACAAGTGGAATGTTGGAATTCTTGGTCTAAAGAAATTAGAGACCAGTTTTCTTTTTGTATTGTTGATGATTGTAGTAAAACATCTGCATTGGAAGTTCTTTCTGATTCGTCAATATATTCAGTAACTAATTTAATGGATATTGATTTATCTATATACAGAGTTAAAGAAGATCTTTATTGCAATATTGCAGGTGTTAGAAATCTTTCAGCTAGAGAATGTAAAACTGATTGGATGGTCATCCTTGATATGGATACTTTTATATCAGAAGAATTGGCAATTAGTATGCTAAAATTAGTAACAGAGAGAAAGGGGAAGTGTTTTAAATTTAATCGAAGAACATTGGATAATCCAGATCATCCAAAGAATGGACAACCTCATCCAGCTGTTTGTCTTATTCGTGTAGATGATTATTGGAATGTTGGTGGATGTGAAGAAGATCTTGTTGGTCATTATGGATGGACAGATCCAAGTTTTTGGTATAGGTCGATTGGAAAACTTCATGTATGTACATATACTGATTTATATTTGGATTATGTTCCAGAAGGTGAATCTGATATTAATAGAGATAATTCACACAACCATAAATTATTTGAGAGTAAAAAAATAACAGGTAACTGGTCAACAGATTTTGTAAGATTTGATTGGGAAAAAATTTATGGATAAAAATAAATCAACATTTAAACTTCAAGGCATTGGTCCTATCTATTATATTAATCTTGATGGTCAACCAGAGAGACGTGAGTTTATGGAGGACCAATTCAAGTACTGGGAGATTGAAAACTATGAAAGGATCTCTGCTTATGATGGCAGAGACGATGATCTGAGTGATATTCTCAAGGGTCGTTATCCTGAAAGAATGACTCCTGGTGAGATTGGGTGCGTTACATCGCACCTGAAAGCAATCAGGCATTGGTTGGACACTTCTGATTCACCTTATGCAGTCTTTATGGAAGATGATTGTAGTCTTGACCTTGTAAGGTTCTGGCCATTTACTTGGAGAGACTTTTATTCTCGTCTTCCTTATGACTGGGACTGTGTACAGATTTCTATTATTTGTACAGGTGATATTCATGTCAGACTTCACAAACGTTTTGTGAACGATTTTTCGACAGCATGTTATATTATGAATCGTCGGTATGCTGAAAAACTTATGCATTTTCACGTAAAAGGTCCTGACAAATATAAACTGGATAATGGTGTAAAACCACGTCCAGTTGCAGATGATCTTCTGTATAATGCAGGGAACACTTATGCAATTCCTTTGCTTCTATACAGGACTGAGTTAGGTTCTTCTATTCATCCAGAACATGTGGATGTATTTCACAAAAAAAACTATCAAGCACAATTTAGTTTTTGGGAAACTTCTGGATCAAATGCAAAAATTGAAGGTCTAATGGACTATGATCCATATCTTGGTCGGGTCACAGAACCTTCACAGCAGGATTGACAGAATTTTATATTTGCTATATAATTATGTTGTAAATCTTTACAAATATTATGACTGTTACTACTGAAGATGGTGGAAGGCAAAATATGTTTGCCAAAGAACCGCAAATGTATGTCTCTAAGACTGATGCAGAGCGTTATGGTTACGAGACATATGCAGAACGTGCAGAGAAACTTAATGGACGTACTGCTATGCTAGGTTTTGTTGCAGCAGTAATTTCTTATGCTGCAAGTGGTAGTGTCTTTTTCTTCGGTGCATTTGGTTTCTGATGATTGCACTACTTTTTACCGTAACCAGTATTGCATTTTTTGTATTACTGAGTTATTCCGTACAACAACTTACTCCAACTTACATTTCAATCGAGGTAAAAGAAAATGAATGAAAACGCAGAACGTATTAATGGATGGGCAGCAATGCTTGGTGTTATTGCAGCAATGGGTGCATATGCTCTTACTGGAGACCTGATCCCTGGAATTTGGTAGACATAAATATAAAATATGTTTAGAGTAGTATAGGAGAATTATTGTGGCAACAGAAAACTCACTTTATATTCCCTTGACAAGATTTATTTTTAGGGAAAATGGGGAATTTATCAAAAGAACTACGAGAGATCTTTTTGAAACTGGTAGGTCTGTAGTATTCGGTGTTCCTGGAGCATTTACACCAACTTGCACATCAAATCAAGTTCCTGAATTTGAATCTGCATATGATGATTTAATTGCAGCAGGAGTTGATGAAGTTTACTGTGTAAGTGTAAATGATCCATTTGTAATGAATGCATGGAAAGAAAGTATGGGAATTGAAAAAGTAAAGTTCATTCCAGATGGTAATGGATTTTTTACTAGACAAATCTCAAAAAATGTTTTTAAGTCTCCACAAGGTCTTGGTATTAGATCTTGGAGATATGCTGGTGTTGTTTCAGAACAACAGTTTGAAGTATGCTACTCTGAAGAAGGTAAAGAAGATAACTGTCTTCAAGATCCATATGAACTAACAAAACCTGAAATTATTCTAAAATATCTAAAAAATAATCCTAGAAAGCCTATAGTATAGGTTGATTATATTTTGTGCCGTGTGAGGAGTTTAAGTCCTGTGACGGATGTTGTTTCTTGTTATTCCAATGATTAAAAAACTTTTACCACTTGTTTTGGCAACTTCTGTTCCTGCTGCTTGTGCTTATCCAAGCATCAGTGAAATCAAAAATCCACCTGAAGTTGATGTAACAGTCAATCAAGAGAAGGCAGTTCCTATTGAAGTGGTAGAGAAAAAGTGGGTATGTCCTGAATGTAATTATAATGAAAAATATGTACTTCAAGAACTCCAAGAACACACCAAGATCTCAGATCGTAATGCTCTTGCAACGATCATGGGTAACATTAAACAGGAAAGTAAGTTCATTCCCAACATATGCGAGGGAGGGGCTAGAGTTCCTTACAACTCTTGCCATCGTGGGGGTTATGGTCTTATTCAGTGGACCACAGTAGGACGTTATAATGGTCTTGGAAACTTTTGTAAGAAGTATGGATGTGATCCTAGTTCTTTAGAGGGTCAAACTCGTTATATGATTAACGAAGATATTTTCCAACGATATCTTCCTATGTTTGAAGGAACTGGTCAGAAAGTTTCGCAATATATGGTCCCAGCATACTACTGGTTGGGGTGGGGAATCAAAGGTAACCGTGAGTTGTATGCTTACGATTATTACAAAAAAATCGTATGGGGTTGACAACATTCGAAAACTTTGATATTATAAATAGATGGTCATGAAAGACAACTTCATGACTTGTAACAAACGAAGACACGTCGAGTCTTCTTTCATCTGTGGGTGAAATTCCACAAGTAAATAACGAGGTAAAAAATGTTCAAATCTGTATTCGCAGCAACTGCTGCTCTTTCCATGTCCGCTGGTGCTGCTTTTGCAGGTCCCTATGTCAATGTCGAGACCAATGCTGGTTGGACTGGTTCTGACTATAATGGTGCTGCAACTGATATGCATGTAGGTTACGAAGGTGCTCTGGGCGAGAATGGTTCCTACTATGTCCAGGGTGGTGCTACTGTCCTAACTCCTGACGGTGGTGATACTGACACTGTTCCTTCTGGTAAGGCAGGTCTTGGTTTTGATGTAACTGAATCACTGGGTGCTTATGGTGAAGTCTCTTTCGTTGGTTCTGGTGATGACGATATCGATCGTGGATATGGTGCTAAGATGGGTCTGAAGTATAACTTCTGATTCACTTGATATAAATTTAAGGACCTCCTAACAGAGGTCCTTTTTTTGTGATTAAATTTAAGTTAACAATTGATATATAACGAGGTTTGACCAAAGTTAAATCAACTTAACTTAATTTTAACGACAAAATCTGAAGGCACTGTTATAATAATCAAGTCTTTAACGGACAAACCCTTAAAAAATTACGAAAGGTATTTAAAAAATGAGAGCAATCGCACTTGCCGCACTGGCATTATCTGCACTGGCGACACCTGCCCTTGCAGGACCCTATGTAGAGTCTAAGCATGAATTCAAAGGTACTGATGAAGACTTTTCTAAGCAAGTTCATCAGGGTCGTGTTGGATATGAAACTAAGTTCGGTAATCTGAAACCCTACATTGAAGGTGGTATTGGTCGTTCTGTTCCCGATGCTGGTGAAGCAGAGACCTTCTACGTTCTCGAAGTTGGTAGTAAAATCAAAGTCACCGATCAACTTGCTGCTTATGGTAAGTTTGAGAACATCTTCCAAGAAGATGACACTCGTGACTGGAAAGTCGAACTCGGCACCAAGTACAAGTTCTGAAGGTAAATATATAAATGAATCTTAAAGCAATTGCAGCTGTCACTCTGGCAGCACCCCTGATGGTGGCATGTGGATCCACTCCTGAAGTTTCTACGGAAGTCAGTCAAAAAGAACCATTTGAATTAAATGGTGCTGGTGCTTCCTTCCCTGCTATGTTGTATAACAACATGCTCCAAGATTATAATAAGGTTACGGGCAACAAAGTTAACTATCAAGCAGTTGGTAGTGGTGCTGGCGTCCGTCAGTTTAAAGCAAAGACTGTTGACTTCGGTGCCTCTGATGGTGCTGTAAGTGATAAGAAGCAACCTGCTACAGGTATGGTTCATATCCCCATGACTGGTGGTGCTATTGTTCCTGCTTATAACAATCCTGGTTGTGATCTGAAGATGACTCAAACCGATCTAGCAGATGTTTTCCTCGGCAAGATTACTAACTGGTCTTACTTCGGTTGTGCTGATGGTGCTATTCGCACAGTCCATCGTTCCGATGGAAGTGGCACTACCAAGGGCTTCACGAATTCCCTCTCGGCATTCTCCCCTGAGTGGAAGGAGACCGTAGGAACTGGTAAGGCAGTCAAGTGGCCTGTTGGTATTGGTGCTAAAGGCAACTCTGGCGTTGCTGCACAGATCCAGAACACTCCTGGTTCTATTGGTTATGTGAACTATGGATATGTCCAGAACGGCAAACTTGAGCAACCTGCTCTCCAGAACCGTGCTGGTAACTTTGTGAAGGCATCTGCTCAGACTGCTTCTGCTGGTCTTGGTAAGATCGTTCTGGATGATCAACTCCGTGGTGCTGATGCTAACCCTGATGGTGAGAATGCCTATCCTATCGTCTCCTTGACCTGGATTCTGGCATACCCTGAGTATGAAAAGAATGATGATGTCAAAGATACTCTTCGTTGGATGCTGACTCCTACTCAGCAACAGAAGGCAGACTCTCTTGGTTATGTTCCTCTTCCCGAGGAACTACGTCAGAAAGCACTTGCTGCTGTCGAATCTCTACGTTGATTTACTAATAAACTTGAAATGTTTTGAGGCTATGCTATTCTAAATAGCATAGTCTTTTTTATTATTCTAATGTCTGAATTACCGAAAGATTGGAGATATACTGATGATAGAATGAAACTTAGAGCATCAGTATTTTATGCTCTAAGTCATCATTTAGAAGATCATTGCAGAGCAGTGTATGAATTTTGTCATGACTGGGTAAGTCAGGGTAATGATACTATTAATAATATTGAATACCATTTTCAAAAATATCTGGAAGAGATCCATCATGAAAACATTTACAAACTTGAGAAATGCCTTGAACTCAATCCTAATTGGTACTTGCCTATTCGGGACTAGTCCAGCATTATCTCAGGATAAAATAACTAGGGGTTATAATACCATGGATGCCATGGGTTGTATGTTATTACAAGAATGTACCGATGGAGTCAAACAAGTCTTTAGTATTTTGGATATTTCTAGTGAGTATCTCAATACTGACGATTTTTATGTTGTTGCTAATGAGTTCAACAACATGCTTGTTTCCCTTAATCAGGTCGGAGTTAAGGTGTTTCTAGCAGATTCAAAGTATTTTCCTGTAGGACATCGTGGTGTTTATCATACTGTTGGTAACAACTTCTTTTTAAATAGAGCATTCATGCATCGTCCATCTATTCTTATGAGTGTCATGCGTCATGAGGGATGGCACGCTGCTCAGGATTGTATGGCAGGAACTATTGAGAATAGTTTAGTTGCTATTATCAAACCTGAAGAAGAAGTTCCTGTGTTATGGCGTACTCTTGCAGAAAGAACTTATCCTTCTGCTGCAGTTCCTTGGGAAGCAGAAGCAGGATGGGCTGGTAGAACTGAGGGTATGACTCGGGATGCTCTTAACGCATGTGCTACTGGTCGTATGTGGGAGATCTATGAACCAACTCCAATGACAAGAGAATGGTTGGTGAAAAATGGATATATCAAAGACTAAACTTTTATTATTAAAATTCTCTCAGGCATGGATTTCATGTATTCTTTGTATGGGAGGAGGATTGAGTTTGTATCATGCAACCGTTGCTGCAAAGACAGGACTTGTTGGTGCAGTGGGAGTTTATATTACTTCATTTATTCCCAATTCATATAGTAATAGAAATAGCAATCTAGCATTTACTTTTTTCACCACATTTATTGGAGATATTATTGTTGTTCCTACTCATTATGGTCCTGTATGGATGGAAGCATTTCTTACTGGTGGAACAGCAGTATTAATATCTTTAATACTGATGAATATTAGGAATAGAATAAAAAAATATACCAGCAATAGTTAATAAAAATAAATAGATATGCCTTATCTTCTATTCAATGCTTGGAAACAAACCTAAAGCAAAGGAAGCAGAAGAGAAAGAAGACCATCATGAAGATAGGAGTGAAGTTCTTGGTAATTTAGTGAAAGTTGTCGTACTTATTTGGTCAGCATCTCTTCTCACGTTCAGTTACGTCAGACTTCCAAACGGTCAAAAAATTCTTGATTTTGATCCCACTTTTATTGCATCAGTTTTTTCTGGTTCTTTAGCTGCATTTGGACTTTCTCCTGCCAAGAATGGTAGTGGAAATGGACAAGTAAAACCAGTAGTTAAAAAAAATGAAGAACCACCAATTTATCCTGCTATTGAACCTAAGAAATAAGTTAGGAATTCAATACAAATAAATGTTACTGAATGAATGTAATTGTCTAGATAAATTGGATGTAAATAATATAAATGATGAACAAACATGTAATTTTCAATGCAGTCATTATTTACGGTACGATAATATTTTTTATCTGGTGGGGGATGAGAAATGCATACTACTCTTGAATTTAGTTTCTTAATTATTTTAGGAACATTTATTCTTGTGGGAATGTTCTTATCTATTTTAGGAGTGATATCACAATGATACATTTTGTTAGACATGTTATGGAAAACCAATTATTGGTTTCAATTATGGGAACATTAATAGTCATTGTACCTATTTTTGGCATTCCTTTTATACATAGAGTAGATACGAATAAATCTAATGGGAAAAATGTTACCTCCAAGTCGAAAGAGTTGTTATAATTTCCGAGTGATCGAGATTGATAGAGTAGTAGATGGAGACACGATTGATGTCACGATTGATTTGGGATTCGATCTTTATAAAAAGGAAAGAGTCAGAGTCGCAGGAGTGGATACTCCAGAGAAACGTACCAGAGACTTGGAAGAAAAGGAACTCGGATATGATGCAACCAACTGGCTCAAAGAGAAACTGGAAGGTGCTGTTGCTGGTGACG